TGCTTTTAGCGTGCTTTTTTAGCACAACAGGTGGTAAATCTTTTTTTTTAAGAACTTAACAAAAAGACAGCCCTCTTGCTATAAGTAACATCTATCTTTATTCTTTCTCTTTACCACCTGTTATCCTTATCTGTATTACTTATAAGTAAAAATAAACAAAAAGAAAGCTTACAAAACAAGTTTTTCGTCGAACAAAAACGCGCGTTCGTCGAAAAAATACAGGAAGAAACGGGGTTCGCAAATAGACGCGCTGTGCCGTGCGATCTGTTGTATGGGTAGGCACATATGCCAGCAGGGTAGGCATTGCGCGATACGCGCTACGTGAGGGGCAAATACGGCGCACTGTGCTTAGGCGCGTAGGTAGACATTATTATTTTTACGGGAATTGCGTAATTCCGCAAACCTCCCTATCTTTGTACTATGAAACAAAAAGAGGTAAATAAGATCATTAGGCTACATAAGATGTGGCTGGAAAAAGAGCATGGTGGAAAACGCGCAGACCTGCGGTGGGCGAAGCTGCAAGGCGCAAATCTGTATGGCGCAAACCTGGAAGGGGCAGACCTGGAAAGCTCAGACATGCAAGGGGCAGCCTTGCGGTGGGCGAAGCTGCAAGGCGCAAATCTGTATGGCGCAAACCTGGAAGGGGCAGACCTGCAAGGGGCGAAGCTGCAAGGCGCAAACCTGTATGGCGCAAACCTGCAAGGCGCAAATCTGTATGGGGCAGACCTGCAAGGCGCAAATCTGCGGTGGGCGAAGCTGCAAGGCGCAAACCTGTATGGCGCAAATCTGTATGGGGCATTCCTGCAAGGGGCGAAGCTGCAAGGCGCAAACCTGTATGGCGCAGACCTGCAAGGGGCAGACCTGGAAGGGGCGAAGCTGCAAGGCGCAAACCTGTATGGCGCAAACCTGCAAGGCGCAAATCTGCGGTGGGCAAACCTGCAAGGCGCAAACCTGTATGGGGCATACCTGGAAAGCTTAGCCCTGCAATGGGCAGACCTGGAAAGCTCAAACCTGCAAGAGGCAGACCTGCGGTGGGCAAACCTAAGCCCAGAGCAGCGTGAGGTAGCTGAAAAAGGCGGCGCAATTCTGCAAAAAAAATGAACCGCCCCTTGCGTAATTCCGCAAACCTCCCTATCTTTGTACTATCACTTTAATCAAAGACAATGTACACGCCCCGCCACCTGATGCGCTTCTTGCCAGGCAAGACAGTGCACGAGCCTTACACCGGAGAGGTCTGCACAATAGTGCAGGTTAAGCCCCACGTAAATTTACTAGGCGACGATTGCTTTTTTGTTGCCTTTAGCAACGGGCAGTTTGCCTACCCATATAGCCTAACATCGCTAGCCCGGGATGCCTTTGGCTTGTACAAAGAAAGTAAAAAAGGGAATCTGCCATGGTAAAGCCCTTCACCATTGCCGCCCGGGTAGCCCCCGCGCTACTTGAGCGGGCGGCGCAGATTGACGCTGCCAAGCGTAAGGCTCAAATCCGAACGGATTTCTGCCTGGCAGATAAGGTGCAGCATATGCTGGAACTGATTTCAGACCAGCACGAAAGCCAGCAATCTCCCGGCATGATTGCCATTCGGCTCATTTGGCTTATGCAGGGGCTACCTACGGCGTACTTGCATGCTATGCTGGATGAGCTAATAGCCGCCTGCTGCCATGCTTTTGCAGGCGAAGTAACGCGGGGCTACGCAATCTTTGATGAACAATAGAAACTCAACTTAATCATTAAAAAAATGAGAACAAGATCCACAGACGCGCTGCCGGTGAGCAGCACCATCGTACTAATTTACGGCCAGCCTGGCATAGGCAAAACCAGTTTGGCAATTACAGCGGCAACCCCAATCCTGATTGATGCGGACAACGGCCAAGGCCGCGCTGCATTCCGGGTGGACGCGGAAACCCAGCCCACTTGGCAGAGTGTAGCCGCCCTGCTATCCGACCGGGATGAAATGTCGATGTACAATACAGTAGTCATTGACACTGTAGGTAGGCTGGCGGAGCTAGCGATGGAATACATTGCGGCAAAGTATCCGCGGATGTACAATAGTGAAACCTACAAGCCCTCTCAAGAGGGTTATGGAATGCTAAAAGGGCTAATGGGCGGGGTGCTGCGTAGCCTGCGCGATATGGGCAAAGATGTTGTACTGATTGCCCACGAAAATGACGATGATGAGTGCCGCGAGCCCAAGATAACCGGCAGCACCGCCGCACTGGTGAAAGAGATAGCCGACCTGATTGGCTATTACAGTCTGGTCGATGGCCGGCGCGTTGTTGACTTTCGCCCGTCGAGTTCACACTGGGGCAAGGATAGTGCGGGCCTGGGGGCAATGGAGATAGCACCCATAACCGCCAGCAGCACCACGATGGCTGATATGATAGCCGCGTATAAGGCCCACCAAGCCAAGGTTAGCGCGGCAAGCGCGGAGGTGATGGAAGCCATCGAGCGGTACAAGGAAGCCATAGCCAGCGCGGATAGTCTGAACGCGCTAAAAGCAGTTTACGATGCAATAAGAAAAGAGGGCGTGGCGGTGGAAGCCCAGCTTCGACATTTAGTTACGAAACGAAAAGAGGTATTAGCAAAAGAAGCGGAGGTACAAAATGGCTAATCTTTGGTTACGCGTAACCCAGCTGGATACCTTCGTAAATTGGACGTCGGGCTTGGACACAGTTGGCATCTTAGACAAGCTAACTAGCTACACCCCGCCTACCTACGCAATGCAATACGGCACGGCGGTTGGCGAAATGGTAGAGCGCGGGCTATTTGATTGGCCTGAAGGGGAGCCTTATCTTATACAGGGGCGAACAAAGGTAGTGGTGGACACTGCTATTTTGCGGGCCTTTGGCGAGCTATACCGCGGCGGCTTGTGGGCGGCTGCAGCCTTTGAAGTTCCGGGCTTATACAAGCTAGCCAGCGGGGCGCATACATTGACCCTTACCGGCACCGCGGATGCTATATCTGGGCTTACACTATACGAGCATAAGACTACCCATAAAACCCCTGATTATACCGACAGTCTACAATGGCAGGTATACCTCGAGATGTTTCAGCTACCTGTTGTAGCCTACTACATTGCGGAGGTAACCGAGACTGCGCGAAAGTTCAAGGAGATGCACCAGCAGACATTTTGGCGCACGCCTGAGAGCACCGCTAATGTGGAACTAGCCTGTCGTATGTTTATTGACTGGGTAACGCGAAATAAATTCGAGGGGTATTTTACTACTCCATCAAAAAAGTACTTAAGTTTAACAACGGATGGGTCTTTGTTTGATTAAGTGAGGCCGGGGGGGGAATAAAATCCCCTTCGGTTTTTTTATTTCAAAAACAATGCGTAATTTAGCACCATGGATTTAGCAGAAAAGATACGCAAGCTCAAGGCTCAGTACAGCTGGCGCGAAATGAGCGAGGTGCTGCACCTAAGGCACCCGCACTTGCTGCGTGCGGTGGCCAAAGGCGGCAACAAAAGTGCCACGCTGATTGAAGCTATATACAACGCCGCTGGCAGCGACATAGAGAGTGAAGCCGCAAACAAGCTTGAGCAGCTTATGAATGAGCGGGCGGTCAAACGTAAAAAGATTAGGTTATGAAGCGGCGCGAAGAAACTCTCCAGATAGCACTAGTCAAGTGGTTTGCTACTGCACACCCTGACAAGGTCATGTTTAGCATCCCTAATGAGCGCAAAGCAACACCCCGCGAAGGCTGGCGAATGAAACAGATGGGGCTAACCCCGGGTGTAGCCGACCTGTTTTTGATGCACGGGAACCACCTGTACCACGGGATGTTTATCGAAATGAAGTCGCCAAGCGGAATGATGCAGCCTACCCAAATGCAGTTTGGAGAAAAAGCTGAGGTAGCCGGCTATCGATACGAGGTGTATTACAACCTAAACGATGCAGTTATGGGTATAACTAATTACCTAAGCATAAAAAAACCAAAATGACAATTCGCGAATTAATACTTGCCTGCTGGTTTAGCCTAGCTATATCAATCTTCGTGCCAATCGTATGGGTGCGGATGTACATCCATTTGGATAAGTGGCTGCACCGCTACCGATTGTGGCACATTCGGCCTATTGCGTGCCCAAAGTGCATGAGCTTTTGGCTAGCACTTGCCATCGGGCTAGCTGCTCTGCCCTGGTATATTGCGCTTGTATCCGCGTTTTTTGCCTACCTTGTGGGTAAAAGTTACTTTAACTGGTGCGAAGAAAATGACAACTGCTATTGACCGAATCAAAGTGGCAATCCTTGCTTATGATGATAGCCGCATGGGTAGCCTTCGCGAAAAGCGGGCGGCTGTAGACCTGATATGCGAGGTATACAGAGAGGCTACAGGGCTAGACTGTGACCCAGTTACCTGCTACAACTGCGCCAACGGCGTACGTAAGTACGTGCGCGAACTGGAATTGCTTATGCTGCACGCTTATGAGCACTCAAACGTCGAGACAATTGAACCCCTAACCACCGAAACCGATGGAGGCGAACCAACCGAAACCGAAACGCGACTATCCCGCGCTCGAAAAAAACAAGTTTAAGCCGGGGCAAAGTGGTAACCCTAATGGCAAGCCAAAAGGGGCCGGCAAAAAAGACTTGGATCCATTGCGTAATCAAATACGCGAGTTTCTATCCGAGACATTCCCGCAAATAGCAACTAAATTTGCGGAGCTGGACAACGCAAAAGATATGATATACTGCTGGACTAAGCTAGCTGATTACGTAATGCCTAAGTTACGAACTATCGAGCTAGAAACGGATGGGGAGGCATTGCCATATATTCCGCTTACTATCGTGCGGCCTGAAGACATTAAACGCCGTGGATAGGTGGACGCAAAAGAGCGGCATATTCTGGCACCTTACGTGCCATTATTTGAGCCGCACGGCAAGCGATATGTAATTATGCGCGGTGGGGCAGGTGCAGGCAAAACCTACCACATGTATCTGCGCATCCTGCTGGACATAGTTACATACCCTGACTACCGATGGCTTTGCATTCGCAAAACCCGCACCAGCATACCCCGCACTATATGGCAAGGCCTAACGGAGCTCATCCGCAAACTAGGACTATCCAAATACTTTGTCTTTCGAAGCCAAGAGCTAACCATTGAGTATACCCCTAACGGAAACTTTATCTGGTTTAGCGGGATAGACGACCCAGACAAGCTCAAAGGGATCGAGAATGTTGTCTCTGTATGGATGGAAGAGGCTGATCAGTGTACGGCAGATGACCTGTACGAACTATCCCGCCGCCTTCGCCCTGAAAGCGATTACCATAGCCAGATTGTACTCACCTTTAACCCGGTTAACGTCAATAACTGGGTATACAAAGAATTTTTTGAAACTAATGCGCGTGCTGATAGCTCGCTGTATTTACATACAACGTACCGAGACAACCCCTACCTGCCCGCCGCCAACGTAACGGAGCTGGAGGTAATGCGCGAAATAGCCCCGTACCATTACCAAGTATACGCGCTTGGGGAGTGGGGTAGCCTCGACGGCCTGATTTACCAGCCTTGGCAGCAGGTGGCTGAACTACCCACTAACCCCGCTCGCTGCTGGTACGGGCTGGACTTTGGCCACAATGTGCCTAGCGCATTGGTTAAAGTAGTTGAAGCGGACGGCCTGTACTATATGCAAGAGGTGCTGTACCGCACTGAGATGACTACGCACGACATAATAGCCGCGCTCAAAGACCTGGGGGTGGCCCGGAACGAACCGATCTACTGTGATGCAGCGGAGCCCGATAGGATAGCGGACATATACCGCGCGGGCTACAACGCACAACGGGCGCGTAAGGATGTGGGGGCTGGCATAAACTATGTGCAAGGGCTGCACGGCAATCTACGTAGCTGGCAGGGTAACGTGAACTTACACAAAGAACATAGTACGTACGCTTGGCGCAAAGATCGAAACGGGCAACCTTTAGACGCGCCGGAAAAGGTTAATGACCACGCGCTGGACGCTATGCGCTACGCACTGTACACGCACCTGTACAAGGGGGGGGACGGCAAGCGCACAACCTTTGTGGCGGGGAGGTAATTATTTACGTGCGGGTCTTGCTTATTTGAAATAGCCTTGCTAAATTTGGCACATGAAGTATTACGAACTATACGAGGTGCTTGACGGCGGGATCGACCTAAGGTGCCGCGAAGCAGTAGGGATGCCCAAGATTGTTTTGGCTAGGGGTACCCGCGAAGTTGCGATAATCGGAACTAATAACCGCGCTATCGCGGAATGGGTGCTTGAATTTGTCTCCGGCGTGCTAAATCCAGAGCTGTACGATATATTTAAGGAGTACGATATATTTAAGGAGTACGATATATTTAAGGTGTACGGAATGCAGCTTTATTCAGCGGCTGCCATACAAAGCGATATGGCAGACAACGGCTGGGGATACGAGCCAGAAGAAGAAGAGGGGCCGGACGCGATAGACCGTGCCTGCGACGCGTACCACGCGTGGAAAGATGATAGCATGCTAAGATAAGTCATGAAGTACTACGAGATATATAAAGAGGACAAGGTCCGATTTCGTGAAGTTAAGGAGCCCACTTCACTTTTTTTTCGGGACGGGCAAGGCATTCAGATAGGCACCAATGATCCGGATGTGGCAGAGTGGGTACTTAATCGGCAGATAATGCTAGGCTTGTTATTTGGCCGTGTCATTATTGACCGTGCTATTAATGATATAATTGATGATATGGCACGCCTAAAGTGGAGAATACCGCCGAAATTACTAACGAGATACAATAGCGCACAGAGCACTGACCAAGATGAGTAAAACACTAACCATAAAACAGTACATCGATATGTGGGGGCACCTAAGGTGCTCCCCATTCGACCGCGCTACCCCGGGTATGATCAAGATGGGTCTTGCCGCCGCACTTACCGGAAAGATGCCCGCTACGGTGGCAGACTTGGCAGAGTACCTGCCCCTGCTGGCTGAGTACGATACGGCCGTGCCAAACACGTACACGCCGGTACACCACCGTCTACTAACCGCCGCCGATGGCAGCAAGTGGGGGGTGGTGAACGACATTGCCAGCTGGACTGCTGATAGGTTTCTCGACATGGAGAGCCACTTGGCGGGCAAGACAATAACAGAGCAGGTGCTGCCTATGCTGCAAGCGGTAACCTATCAGCATACTGAGAGCAAAGAGGCTCCCGGCTACAACGCCGATGAGGTGTATGCGCCCGCTAAACTGGCTAGCTTAGAGCAGCTGCCCGCCATGGAGGGGTGGGAGGTGTACCTTTTTTTCATGCTAGCGCGGCACGCGTTAAGCACGCTTACCCCGGACTCTGGGGAGACAGCGGCACAAGCGGCGGCACCTATTCCCCCTTCCAAGAAACGTACAACGAAAGGTACCCGGTAGCCTATCAGTGGCTACTAATAGCGTGCGGAAATGACCTTACCAAAATGGACACAGTCAGTGAGCTACCGCTTCTTCAGTTTTTGCAGTTCGTTCAGCACTACCTTGACCGCGAGCAGCTACGTTATGATATTCGCAAAAGAGCAAGCCAAAAAAGATGAGTTATAAAAGTACCCTAAACACACTGGTGACGGCAGCCGAGGGGCTAGGCGTACCGGTAATAGTAGACAGGCCGGGCCGTGCAGGCTTCCAGCCGCCTATCCGCTTCCCCTACATTGCGATTGATATGGTGCCAGACTTAACGCTAGGGCCGAATAGCACTACTATGGCATTCGACGTGCGGGTGCTAACCAAAAGCGGCACCGACATAGCAGACTACACGAATGACCTTGAGGCTACCTACACGCTGATAAACCAGCTAGTAGGCGCACTGAGGCGCACGGCCTACAATAACGGGGGGCCGGTGCTCAACTCGCTCGATAGCGTGCAGGCAGTAGGGGAGATAGAGAGTTATGCCAACAGTGAAACAGGCTGGATGGTAACGATAGAGCTAGAAACAGATAGCGATACAACTATATGCTAACCAAAGTAGCAGGCAAAGGCACCGAAGCGGATAGCCAGCCAACCGACCAAGCGAGTGAGCAGGCCGAAGCGCGGCTCCAGCATAGCGATATGCGCCCAAAGTGCAAGGCTGCGCCGTGCCCGAAAGCGTCGATAGACGGCGGGAAGTGTGAATGTATAAACCGCGTGTGGTTGTAACGCATTATGGGCAAAAGCAGGAACGAACTACCCGCTATGTGGCGGCAGGTACAGCGGCTACGGCAGCGCGTGTATGACCTCGAGTGCCTGCTGCATAATGAGCTAGATGAGCGCATAGCTAAGGCAGTGGCAAAAGGTAAGGATAGCGGCAGGCAGGAAGCGATAGACGTGGCCAGCACCCAGCAAGATCAGGGCAATGGCTAAGAAACCCGCACTAGGCAAAAGTGTAGCCCGCATTCTCGCAGAGCAAAAGCGGCAAACTCCGATGGCATTCGCGCTGCGGGAGGCGGGGGAGTTCATGGCCGACCTAATGCGCTTCTACCTAGCTAGCCAAGGGTTGGAAGATAGCCGCATAATCGACGCTATTACGGTCGAAGTGAACACCGCTCAGGGCATGCTAAGCGTAGTTGCACCCCCGTATGCTACATGGGTGGAAAGTGGGCGTAAGCCGTATGGGAAGATCACCGGGTTTGTGAACACTATGCCCCCAAACGACGTGATATTCGAGTGGGTGAAGCGCAAAAGGATCAAGGGCCGTAACCGTAAAACGGGTAAATTCATAACCAACGCGGAGCTAGTGTGGCGCATACGGCGAATGATAGCCCGGAGGGGTATACCGCCTAGGCCGTTTATCTTGCCCGCAATAGACGAAGGGCTGCCAAAGATAGATGAGTTTGTCCATAGATAACCAGATAGCACTGATAGCAGAAAGATGAAAGCACCCTTCCCCTACTTTGGCGGTAAGAGCAGCGTAGCCCCAATAGTGTGGCCCGCACTGCCTGCCGCTGCAATTGACGGGCCTGTTCTGAGCCGGGGGCAAAAACAAAACCCCTGAGCTTGCCTATCGGCAGGGGCTAGGGGAAATACCACCCAAAGGTAGGCAAAAAAACTTAGCGGAATCCTTGCTAAATTGCGCAACGCATCCTATCTTTGTAGCATGACTGGAATAACAAAATACTTCAGGTACACGGAGCGCGTGCACGACGGTGACTTCGAGTTCTACGATGTCGAAAACTGGTACATCGTAGCGGACAACACCCTTGTTCGATTCGCTTTTGCGCCAAACTGGGGAGGCGCAATAGTTGCCGATGAGCGCAACTATACGCGCCTCTGGTTTATTGAAGAGGCATTCCTTGACCCCGGCAAGATGCAGGAACGCCCGTTAAGCGAGTTTTTGGCCGTGCTTAACCGCGCATTGTCTGCGGGCAAATACTTTGATTATTACAAAAACGAAACAGAATGAGTAGTACTTTCACCATAGAGGGCACAGTACACGCCCTAACCCCCACTGTAGAAGTGGGCAACGGTTACCGCAAGCGAGACCTAGTAGTGCGCTATGTGGATAACCCAGAGTACCCCCAGCTGGTTAAGCTCGAAGCTAACCAAAAAGTAACGGATAAACTGGACGGGGTTAAGCCGGGGGATACCGTGCGCGTGCACTTCAACATCCGTGGGCGCGAGTGGGTTAACCAGAAGGGTGAAACCGTATACTTTACCTCTCTGTCTATCTGGAAGGTGGACGTAGCACCGGGGCAGAATGCCAATCAGCCTACCTTTTACCAAAAGGTAGAGGACGCGGTAGACGACAGCGACCTGCCGTTTTAGGCGGCAAAATGCGTAACTTGGCTACATGGCTAATGTTACACTTGTAGACTGGTTTGCCTCATCCGGCCTATCTCTCAAACTGTATGCAGCAGGCAGCCCTGTAGTGGTAAGCCTTCAGGCAGAAAAAATAACCTCAGATGTAGCTATTGACAACCTGCCTAGGCCATATACCAACCCGGCTATATATGCCAGTGTTGTAATAAATTTTGCTGTGGCTTGGCCAGCGGGTAGCACGCTAACCATAAATAACACTACCCTAACCGCGTCGTCTGACCCTGTCCGACCAGATGACTTTTTAGCCTTTTCTGGCTTGCCAGCGGATAGGGCGCAAAGCATGCAGAGCCTTGCTGATACCATAAACCACTCGTTCGCATTTGGCAACATAATGAGGGCTAGTTTTGCTACGCAAACCCTAACACTAAATAGCATTATACCGGGGGCTGCTGGGATTATACAAGCAAGTGCAAGTGTACCGAATGGCATCCAATCGGTTTACACCGCCTCTGAAATCAACAGAGCTACCACACTAGGCGGCGCGTCTTATGGACACTACCTAACTATCCAGATGATAGACCCCGCACAACCATCAACCACGATACACTACGTTGCAACTGTTGATGGCACCCCCGATGCAGCGGGGCTAACACAAATAGACATAAGCGAGTACCTGCGTCCCTGGCTAAGGGCACCGCTCCCTATGCCCATGCAATCAGCCCCGGGCTACCTTACATACAGCGGTGCCAGTGCCCAGTTCTTTATGCAATATGGAGAGCAATATACGGGGGGTGTAGACGGCACGAACGCCCAGGCCCGTAACCTGCGCCGCTATCAAGTAGGCAGTGCGTACGGCCTGTGCATAAGTGGCGCACTGCCTAGCGAGATAGGGGGCGATGGTATCGACGCGTATAGTGTAAACCCCAATCCATTTAGGCTAGCCCGGGAACTGACAAAAGCCCCGCCCTACAGAATAATGCGCCGGGGGGATGGAGAGTACGATATGGCTAGTTTAATCAATGCTTACAGCATAAGCCGAGACTCACAGTTAGCCCGCTTCGTGCCAAACAAAATGGAGGTATTATACACCTTTTCGGATGGATTGGAGCTAGAAAGGGAGTACCCGCTATCAACACTTGGCGACATTAACGAGGGGGTTCCGCTTGCAGATATGACCGTGCATTTAAACCTGAATGCCCAGGCACTGAAGCTCGACGAGGTCGAGGCTGAAATAGGCCGCCGGGTAATAACGGTAAGGGTGGATGTATTTGGGGTGCAAGGAGCCAACAACCCTAAGATTGCCACCATAACCCGCACGGTGGACGAGGTAGACACTCCCCAAAATTACATACCTATTCTTTTTCGAAATTCGTTTGGGTTCTGGGAGCTGCTGCACTTCGAAGGCGTGCGCGATACCGACATACGCACTACCCGCACAACCTATGAACAGAGCAGGGGCTACACCTACCCGGATGCCAGCAGGCAAGTTATGCGCACGCTACAGGTAGGGGTAGAAGAGCGGCACACACTACGTAGTGGCTACCTGCCTATTGATCATGTGGAATGGCTGAAAGACATAGCCGCCAGCCCTGAGGTCTACACCCTAACGGAGGTAACCGGTACGCCTGAATGGGCACCGCTGCACGTAACCGAGAGTACCCTTACCTATTCTACTGAGGATACCCAGGTGCAGCTGGAGCTACGTGCGACATGGAGCCAAAAAGAAAACACACTAAAGGGTTGATAAATTGCGCAACATGGCTTACCTTTCGGGCATTAAGTTTAATCAAAGATGAAGATGAAGAATAAACTAACCCTAATAACTGCCATAGCGGCAGCACTGGCCATGATCCTCAGGATCATATACCTGCACTTGGAACTGAGGGATGCCCGCGCCCAGCGGGACTTGGCCATCGAGAACTATGAGCGTTCCAGGGAAATGTACAAAGAGTGCGAAAAAGACTTGGACACCGCCATGAGCCTAGTGTATCAGTGGAAAAGGTTGTACTACAAAGGCAAATAGTCTATATTTGCTAATTCCATGTCGGGAATGGGAAGTTCTGGACGCGGTGCCTAATGCAGGTGCCGCGTTTTTTGCTTAAATTGGGTGCATGGATAAGCGGCAATGGGTGCTCTTGGCGGCTACTGTTATCATAACAATAGTGGCAATCAACAAAGCAGGTAACGTTCTGCTTAATTACCAGCGGCAAGTAGACCAGTTGCAGCGCGAAAACGCCAAACTAGTACGCGCTAACGAGCGGTACAAGGGCAAGCTGGCCGCATACAGGGAGCTAAATAAGCAAAAACGACGTGGTAAGGCTGCTGATTAACGGCAATCCCGCCGACATTGAAACCAGCGAAAAACTGGGGGCTCGGATTATACGCCGCGCACCTACGATCGAGGTAGGAGCCACCAAGGGAGACTATACTCTAAACCTGAACCTACCCGCAACCGACCGGAATAACGCCCTGCTGGCCTTCACAGGCAAGTACAACAAAGCAGGCAGCTACAGCAACCAGCCTACACTGGACGCGCGGATAGAGGTAGACGGAAGCACGGTACTAAGGGGCCGCCTGTTCATAACCGGACGCGAGCCCGATCGGTATAAAGGGGTGATTGTGGGGGATTCTGTGAGCTGGGGGCACAATATCCGGGGCAAAAGTTTACGGGACGTGCAAGCCCCCGGTATCGTATTTACGGGTATGCGTAGCCCTACTCGTAACCCTTGGCCTGAAAACCCCGCGGGAACGGGTGTAGCCCTACCTGAGGTATGGGCTAAAGACGAAACACAAGACGAATACTTTTTCCCCCTTATTAGTTATGGTAACTTCCCGGCGTTTCTTGACCCTAGTATCTGGGGTGCTGATCCACCGGATAACCCGCTACAGCCCGGGATAGAGGTAGCCGATAGCAAGGGGCTACGTGCGGGTGCATTGCTACTAAACAATAGCCACAGTGAAACGCACCTAGACTTTACCAACTTTCGGCCCTGCTGGTATGTGCGGCCATTGCTTAGGCGAATTTTTGAGGATGCAGGCTATAGCGTAAGCGGACAGTTCTTTGACGTAACCGACCAGCGGGCACCCAGAAACCTATGTGTCCCATACACCGGCAAAGATGGGGCTGAATGGAACTGGCGGTTGCTGGGAAGCTACAAAGAACGGCACACGGCGGGTATCGCATACCGAAACGTGCCATTCGTTCCGCTTGGCAGCGTTAGTAATTTAGGTATGTTTTATGATCCCCTTGTGCCCACAAGCCAGGGTGCGTTTGCATGGGCACTAATGGTGCCAAACAATAACTATAGCCTAAGTTATGACTACTCTAATGGAGCGGCAAGGTTCACCTATTTAGGCCCAGATCCCGGCAATGGATCGAGATCGGCGCATAGCCAGTGGACGTGCCTTAAGGATGGTATGTATACCCTTCGCTATTTTGGGCGCATAGCAGACGCTACTTACACTACTAGCAACCCACTTATTCCGGTTTTCCCGGGTGTAACCCGGGGGGTTATCGCCCTACGCCGTTTTGATGGACCTAGCGCAATAGGAGGTGCGGGACTGGTAACGCTATCTGATGAGACAGGCATAACGGACGGGGGGCTTCTAGCAAACGGCACTACAAGCGATACCAATCTGCTGGTTTGGGACTTTTTCAATACACGGCAGGCGGGTGCATCCGCAACCCCCATAACCGATACCATTAGTTTGGAGTACACGGGTACCTTCAAAAAGGGGGACGCGGTTATGCCATTCATGTTTTTGGATGCAGACAATAACCAAGGGAATAACGATTGGCGGGTAGTTATCGAATCAGGCCAGCGGTTCGAAGTGGTGCAGTCTGGGCTAGGGCAAACAGAGAGTCCGGAACTGCTATACCCGCAAAGTTTCCTGCCAGATATGGATCAGCTAGACTATGTAAAGGCTCTAAATGATTTGTTTGGCCTAGTCATAACTGCTGATAGTGCAACCCGATCGGTTTCGATTGACTATATAGAAGACTACTATTTGCCTGCCAGCCAGGGTGTAGATTGGACGGATAAGGCGAATATAGAAACGATCGTAACGGAACCTAACGACATGCCCGCCCGCTTGGAGTTTAACTGGGAAATTGAGAAAGACGACCTGATTGTAGACCCCAATAGCCAAAAGGTTAGCTATACGTACCTAACCAGCATCCCTACAGCGGACGGTAAACAAGAAATAGCATTGCCCTTTGCCTATACGGGCAACCGCACTTTTACTATCTGGGACGGCAATAACATTCGGGGGTTGCTATTACTTGCCTGCATCCACAACAAGGATGCAATTGGGCAAACGCTAGGCGAACTAGCGGATGGTAGCGAAACAATCGAATATGATTATGAGCCTCGCCTTTTAGTAGGGGTTCCAACACGAAGTGTAACGCTATGGATAGAGGGTGAGCAGTTTAGCGTAGTGCCCATATGCGTAGCCGAAACCGACCGATTGGGCTGGTATATAGCCCCACTTGCATCAAACCCCGGGGGGCTAGCTAGTGGGCAATACGCTAGCGGGTACAGCGAACGGATACAGCGGCTGGAGCGCGGATACAAAGCAGAGGTTGAGGCCATGCTAACGCCTTACGATCTGGCTACGTTGGACTATCGAAGGCCGGTTCTGATAGCCGGGCAAGCCTACTATGTTATTGAGGTGGACGCTTACAACCCCGCGGAGCCGAAACCGGTAAAAGTAAAAATGATACGCTACTAATGGCAAGCAACACCAAGGTATTCGAGCTGCAACTGAAGGGAGCTGATAAGGCCGCTAAAGACCTAAACGCTGTAGCCAAATCGGTTGGCACTACCGCCAACCAGTTGAGCAACATACAGCAGGCGATAGCCAAGCAGATCGTAGCGACACAGAACAGCACGAAGGCACTGCAAGAGCAGCAGCAGGGGCTAAGCAAGACTAGTGATGAGTATGCCCGGCTATCCGCCGAAATAGAGAGCAACGAGCGGGCGGTAGCTACCCTAAACAATGCGTTAACCGAAACAACCGAATTCGCCGGCGATTCCTTTGAGCAGCTAACCGCGCTGAACAAGGCACTGGACGGGGTTCCCATCGGCAGCAAGGCGTTCAATAGTTTAAGCAAAGAGGTATTCAAATTTGAGCAGCGGGTAGAAGTAGGCAAGCGCGGGCTAAACGAAACCGTTGGTATTGTAGCTGGGTTTGGAGCGACAGCAGTGGGCGCATTCTCGCAGGGTGCGGCTGCCTTCCAAGCGTTCGGCGGGTCGGGTGAAGACTCCCTTGCAATCATCAAAGACCTCGAAACCGCCACTGCCATAGCGGGTGCAGCACAAGGCGCGGCAACCCTAATAACAGATGGATACACGGCGGCCATAGCAGCACAAAAACTAGCCGTTGTAGCGGCTGATAAGGCAACAAAAATATGGAATGCCACCCTATTACTGAACCCCGTTGTAGCCATAGCGGCGGGGGTTGTGGCTTTAGGCGCGGCGGTGTACGCGCTAAGCGAGGCTTTTAGCGAAAGTGAGGGGGAAACCAAGGCACAAACAAAAGCACTAAATGAACTGACTGAGGCGGAATTGAAGGCCCGCAAAAGCACGAATGACCTAAGCACCAGCAGGCTGGAACTAGCCCTACAACTTAAGCAAATAGAGCTGCAACAAAAGGGGCTAAGCGGCACTGAGCTGCAAGCCGCCTTACTGCAAGAGCAGATAACCGCCAACATCCAAAAGCGAAAGGTAGCGATAGACAACTGGCGGGTAGCGCAACGGGGCGTGAACCTAGCCCTAAAGCAGGAAACTGAGGAAACGATTAAACTACGCGAAGAGCAATCCGGTTATTTTGCCTCGTTTGAAGATGAAACCGTGGCGCGTGCAAATCGAGCCAAAGCGCGTAAATCTGAGATTCTTCAAGAAAATGAAGCGCGGCAGGGCCAGGTAGACGCGCGTAAGGCTGTGGCTGATTTGGATCAAGAGGGGATCGAACTGGAACGGCAACTAAGGGAGGCACGGGCCGCTAGCGCACAGGCCGATACGGATGCAGCCATAAAGCGGTTAGACAAAGAGCGCGAACAGTACAACAACTTAGCCGAAATACGTAAGCTGGAAAGCAGCCTAAGCGAAGAGAGGGTGCTGGAGATAGAGCAAGAGCAGGCGCGGCAAAACCTAGCGTTTGACCAACGGCAGGCTAAACTGGAAGGTGCCTTCTTTGATGAGCAGCGCATCGAGCTATTGCGCCGCCAGCAGGCTAAGGAAACCGCCGCGCTGCAAGCCAAGCTAGCGGATGAGGATACTAAGCGGCAGGAAGAACAGCGGGCAAAATTAGAAGCGGAGGCCCAAGCCGCGGCTGAGGCAGAGCGCACTCGTCAGCAGCAGATACGGGAGGAGCGGGAGGCGTTAACCGACCTTGAGCTTCAGTTAGCCCTAGCTAATAATCAGCGGCTACTTGATAGTGACGAGGTGGCGGGTGCGCAGCGCATTGCCCTAGCCCGGCGCGTGGAAGAGCAGCAGATCGAGATAATCCGCCGCCGCTATGCAGCCGAACGGGCACTAGCCCAAACGGCACTTAAGGATAACGAG